TTCGTATATCATCTGTAGGAATGAGTCATAGTGTACAATAGTACCGGAGAGCCATATCCATCCCTCATTGCCCGGAGACTCCTCAAGTGCGGGATATACTGTAGATACCACCCATTTCTTGATCTCAGCTCTACGTTCCGGTGTCTTGGTATTCAGCTCGGACTCGAAGTCGTCAAGGACGACACCGGTATACCTTACATCTACCTCAGTACGACCCCTCAGCCTCTGGCTGGTACCTTTGGCTATGATCCGGTCTCCCTTTGATGTGACAATATCCTTCTCCGTCCACCGCTTACCGGCTGAATCGCCGGCCATATTGCCAAAATAGTATCTAAGCTTCTTATTGATCTCTATATGGTTCTTCAGGTATTTCAGGTGATCTATAGCCTGACCCTGTTCCTCACCGACCCATGCAATGAATTGATGGCTATCCTTCTCCCCGAAGCATATTTTGTGCATAATAGCCGCTTTGGCTAGAATACTCTTACCAAACCCACGAGGTAGGATATTGCACAATCTCCCACCGGGCTTGGTGGAAATGAGCTTCTCAGCCACATGCCTGTGAAAATCAGGGGTAACGCTCTTATTCAGGAAGTCACGAGGTAGGAATGCACGTCCAAAGAAGATAAGGTCGTTATACGCCGCTTTGTACACCTCATCTTTTTCAGTGAGGTCACTAATGACGTTTATATCTTTTACCGTCTTTTCTTTTTGTGCCGGTTTGCTTTTTGTTTTTTCTTCCACCGATGCCTCTTAATCTTTTTTCTTCGCTTTTTAAGTACGCTTCCCACGTCACTAACCACTCCGCCAACGAAGATACTGAACACAGTCCATTCGCCTGTCAGAATGTTCGGGTGCACAGTCAGGACATTGCTTCTTTACCATTCTGGAACCACCATGATCCAGTAATGTTCCCCAACTTGGATAAGCTTGATAGACTCTTTCTGCCCGATAATGCCAATTCACAAAAGTTTCTTTGCATTTTGAACATGTCCCCAGATTAGGATTTCTCATTTTGCTTCTTTTCTTTGCCATCTGACAGTTTCTCCATGTCCGGTGATACCTCTTTCCAGCTATCAAGCTCCTCACGGGTGAAATCCCGTACTTGATGGAGCAGGGCTACTGTTTCAGTTGCCTTGGTGGTGTCCAGTACCCCCGTAGCCTTGGCAAGGGTTTCCAGTGCCCTGAGCTTGTCAGAGTCACGTACACCTCTTTTTTGTATGATATCCTTGAATTGCTCAAGTATCCATGAATGACTGATACCCAGAGCATGTGCTTTTTCTTCTATTTCTTTTCTCACGAGATGTTGTACCCTTTTTGTTGAAAGTAGCATCCTTGATGCCCTGTCGGCATAAAGTGTGTTATCCGTTGCAAATGCTGTAAGATATGACTGAACCGGGGAAACACCGGCTGAAATGTATTCAGCGAAGATGTATTCCTGATGGGTTGGGATGTTCCGCTTTTTCCTAGCTTCCTTTGCGTCTCGCTTGGTGAAGCTGGATATGCTACTGGCAGGCTTTCCCTGTAGCTTTCCGTCCGGTCTGACCCAAGCCATGCCAAGAAGTGTCTTGACCACTTCATTCTTGATCTTGCGACCGGTATTGTACATTGTGTTCCGAAGAACGATCTGGGTAACCTGACCGTCATCTGTTATAACCCAGTCACCTGCGTGACCGTCCCTCCAGTCTTTAAGAAGCTTGATCTTGGGGTAATCCTTGCGAAATGCCTTCTTGTTCTCATAAACGTGATAATCAACCCCCCTTACAGTTCTGGTAAACACTTTGGCCTGTCACTCCCGTCCTATATGATTTAATCTCCAAGTACCATTGCGGATTGTGTACCGCACATCCCTCCGGACAGGCCAGCGATCACTACTCCTAACATACAGGCTCTCCTATTTGTGGTTAGCGACCAAATCTTAATTTTCATTGCCGTCTATCAAATCACCCCAAAGGTACGTCATCCCGTCCTGAATGTCAACAACCTCCACCTTGAAATTGCCGTTTGTGTACCAGTCTACAATGGCAAAGGCGTGTTGCCAGTTGTGTAACCGACCTTTTAACCATTTGTTCTTCTCTGCTGAGTGATCCTTCAGGTTTCCAATAGCCCAAGAGCCAATAGTGCCAGCATCGAGCTTTGTCAGGGTATGACGCTGACAATCGTGCACATGAGCATATATGATGTTGGCACCGTAAGACTCTAAATGTTTCTTCGCATGATATACAGTGGCATAGGCGCCGTGGATGAAATTCAGCTTTCCAATCTTTAAAGGGTGATTGTGCTGATAATACTTATATCCCCGCTTCTTTAGGTTGCAGGCTCTATCAAATTTGTACCCCTTTAGCGCCGGATGGTCGCCGACCTTGTTCTCAACGAACATATCCAACCAAGCGTCATGATTACCCTGAAGCATGTATTTGGTCTTACAGCCCACTTTTGCACAGGCTTCGTCCCAAATGTCCAGACCAGCGTTCACTTTCGCTATTTCTTCGTCAACTAGGGGTAACTGGAATGTTAGGTCGGGGAGCTTCTTGCCCTTCCACCGCCATGCGCTGACACTCTCCCACTCACCTATATCACCCAAATTCACCATAATGTCGGGTTTTATCACTTCCATGGCCTTAACTACTACGTTTACAGCCGAAACATCGTGAATAGGGAAATGCTGGTCGGGAATGACTATGGCCCGCCTATGCTTCATATATCTCACCGGGAGGTACCAAAAGTAAGGGAACCTCTAATTCGTCATTGATAATGTCCAGAATCTCCGCCAAGGAATGCATGGAGAGATAAACACCCTCTGGATAGGCAGTCTCTTTGTCTAAAACAGATAGTATGGCATCGACATCAACAGAAAGACCTAACTCCTTAAGCCTCTGGATAGCCTCGCCCAACGTCATAGAGCGTTCCATTAAAATCATTTTCCCGCTTGTCCTTATCTAAAAAAGTCAAATTGGCTAATGCGGCTGTCTCACAATAGCCCAAAGCCTTGGCGGAACCAATGTTGCGATTTTGCTTCTCTTTCATGACATTGATGATGTATGCGGAAGAATCGTATAGAATACGCCTTAAGAGGTTTAACTCCGCATGAGTCCCCCTTAATTCGTCTTCTAAAGCCCTGTACCGCTTTTTCCTTACAAACATAATCCCGCTGAGGTTGGACGGAATATAGGCAAAAATTGGAAAAAATAGAATACAAAAAAATTTGGGGTATTATGTGGGTGGCTCTTTTTTTATTCATTACCCTCCCCCCTTAGCCACGTTGAAAATTCGCAATTCCGTTGAAAACGCCCAAACCGTTGTACTTGTTGACGCCATGTAGACGAGCACATTGAAACTTTTATTTATGAATTGAAAAATACTTGGGAACTTTTTGCGCTCTCTTATATAGAAAGGGTATGAATAATTATCGATCACACGCTATTGGCATGAGACCCGTGGTCTGCCCGTTCGAGATTGATCTTTGTTTCATAGTATAAGGGACTGGCACTCTTTGACAATGTGAATACATCACCCTGCTGAACTAGGTATGGAAGTTCCCGGCTGTAAGCATACCGGGTGATCGCTTGCAGGGATATATGGAATAGGATATCCCCCGAGATAAACCCCCTTTCAATTCAGTTAATAAATAAAGGAGATTAGCATGTCTAATCTATTGGATAATCCTACATCCTTCGGCACTAGCTTCGACAGCCTGCCGGAGTTTATTAAACATCCTATCCAGACTGTAAAACGTCTGTTCGATTGGGATGTGGTGGAACAAGAGCTTACTACCTTTGGTCCTCACGCCTATGGTGATGTCAAAGGATACAAGGCTATTGTTCGTTCTGGTGGTGATCCGGCCGACCGTATCCTACATGTAGCCCCGAAGTCGTACCAAGTAATAACCAATGCGCAATTTGAAGAAATTGCTGGCGACTATATCGACATTGGTTGCGAGCATGTTGCTCATGGTACATTCAACAACGGGCGTCAATTGTGGATACAATTGCAATGTCCGGAGATGCTGAAGCAATGGATGGTAGGTGGTATGGATAAGGTGAAAGCCTATCTGACACTGTTTACCAGTCATGATACCAGCCTACTGTTAAAGGGTTTATTGATGATGCTCAGACCGTTCTGCCAGAATCAATTCACCATGATCAGAGGCGCTCAGGACACCGGTTTCTCCATTAAGCATACTAAATCCGCCGAAAGCCGGATTTGTGATGCTAGGGAGCAGATAGCCACATTGGGCGATCTAGCAAGGCAAACAGTAGAATCTTTTGATCTACTGAATGCTACACCAATCAACATCAATGAGAATCGGCAATTCTTCATCGATCTTTTTGAGATGAAGAAAGCGATCCGTCATTCGATGGTCAATGGTGAAAAGCTACCCTCATTCCAACCGGAGTACTCTGGCAAGGCTTTAAACACCTTGAAAGCGCTTGAGAACGCCTATCAACACCCCGTACAGAGCAACCTTGGTCACAATGCATGGAGATTGCTAAACGCCGTTACTTACTATGTGGATCATAGTGACCACATAAGTAAAAATAGGCGGGATAAAGGTTATCACATCCTACCTACTGGCGGCGGGACTAAGCTCAAGTTTAAAGCTTATAAAAAGCTACTTGACAAGGCCCGTTATGATAGCGTCATCAATGCCGACTGGCAACCGTCCGGCGTCATTGGATAATCACTAACTAGGAGAATAAAAACCCCCGAAATTAATCGGGGGTTTTTTTTTGCTTAAAATTTCTGGATATCTTAGAGCGCCGCTATTATGTACAAGCTATTATGTACAAGCTATTATGTACAAGCTATTATGTACAAGCTATTATGTACAAGCTATTATGTACAAGCTATTATGTACAAGCTATTATGTACAAATTAAGACGGGCGATTATGTACAAAAAAAGGGAGCACAGCCGAAGCCACACTCCCTTTTCACCCCGTTATTTTTTCTCTAGTGTTTTATATAGGTTATATTCCTGATTTTGGCGTCCCAACACATTCTGCAACTTTTACACTCTCCGCCTTGCTCCGGTGCCGGGCAAAGGTGTTGAATATAAAGCCCGGGGTTATGAAGGTTGGTTACTGTTGATGTCAAATAATCAAGCTCCGGGGCTTTGCCGTTAATCATATGACCGGACAGCCTAACAACCAAGTTAGAAGGAATTTCACCTAAGTAATCACGAACTAGCTTATACTCTCTAGTTGGGAGCCAGTGTTTTACTTTGGGCGTCAACTTGCAAACTTTGACAATTTGCCGTAAGTGGTCAACACTCTGTAAATCGCCAGAATCATTCCACCGGAAACAATTATGTCCTTGCTCATCCCTTCGATTAATAAGAAAAGCCATGGCTTCAGTCCATCGAGGGTCAGAAAGTGAGCGCAACCTTCGATACATGGCTTTTATAGTATTGGGCCAAAGGTACCTTCCCTTCATTGCATAACAACCAAAACATACAGAACCGGGAACTTCTCTCAGTAATCTACCTTTTTTGCATTCTTTAGCAGGTAAATTGTAAGAATAGCCGGGCATTTTTGACGGTTGGCTTAATTTTCCCGTTATTTTATCCGCTTGTTTTACTAACATTACTTTCCCTCACTCTGCATGCTTCTACTGCTTCTTTCCATAACTTTTCATTCTTTCGCCGTCTTATAATCCATGCAATAATTACAGGGAAAACAAGCACAGCAATGATTTTACCCAATAGCCAAAAAGTAAGTAGACTGTAAGCGGTTTCTTGATTCATCATAACCTTTGTTTCCTTATTTTATATCCCTTAAAAGCGGAAACCGGCGGAAAGTTCCCAAAAAAAGCAACTATTTTCAAAGGTTGGAAAATGACCGGCGTCAACACCGGCACAAACTTTCAGACGGACGCTATCATGTACAAATTACGGGGTGCAATCATGTACAAACTTTCATATTTGAGGCGGAATCATGTACAAACTTCAAAAACTGAGGCAATCATGTACAAAAATTAAAATTCTGAGGCAATCATGTACAAAAATCCGCACCGCCACGCAAACTTCAATTAATTTAAGAGGCTGGGCATGAACTAAACGGAAGATACTCTGACATTTTGTCATATATTATCTGCCATATGTTCACAAAGAAAAAGAACCAAAAAGAAACACAATAGAAATACCTTTATTTTACCTATAATTAGTATATGTTTCTTTTTGTATAGTATGGTATGGGTATATATATATATATAGTATATAGTATAGTATATATAGCTGTAATATAGTACATGAAAAAAAGGAAGGAAAAGCCCTTGTTCATAAGTCTTTTTTTTTTAAATTTATTTAAATCAAATCAGCCTTTAACAAATGCGTAACAAACACCATATTTTCTTCATTTCAGACGTCAATATTCTTTGATTCCTCCTCGACAAAAGAAAGGTGGGAACTTATTTGAAACTCTTGTCGTTACATATTCATATATGTCGCACACACAACAAAAAGACAAGGAGAAAAAGATGAGTACACAAACGATCGAGATTAAACAAGGAGAAAGCCTCTTTGTTAACCTTCCGAATGGTGATAAAATAAACATCTTTACTTATGGTGATGACTTGGATAATGACGTTAATGTTTATATCGCCCGACACAACGGAGATTGGACGAACTATCCTGACATAGACTATAAAGAAAAAGCTCGGCTTGGCAACGTGAAGAGATATACGTCAACTATAAATACGGATGAAAAAGGTGAAAAGTGTAAGGTCAATGAGAAGACCCTGACACTCACAGGCTTGAATGGTAGCAAAACAGCGGTAAACGTGAGAACATTCAACACCCAGTCCAACTGACGAGCCTTCAGTAGGCGAAACCCCGAGCAATCGGGGTCTTGGACATGAAACTAAAACAGGACAAATAAATGGACTTCAAAAGACACGGAAGACTTGGCTACGTTACAGAGGATCAGATCGGACGTCATAAAGAGTCTGGCAAAGCATCCCACGATTGGAGATTCAATGCAACCTACGGCACAGGCGAAACAGGCTATGCCGGATGGGCGGTCACAGTAGAAGAACAGAAGTGCCGAGTATGTGGCAAGAAAAGAGAGGTTACTAACAGGTGAAAATAGTCGGGAACTTTACCCGAACCACCTCGTAAAAAAGGAAATGAAAAGGAGACCTAAATGAAACTAACTTTAATCAGCATCAGCCTACAGGACAAACTCATCCTCGCTGAAGGGTGGGATGTATTTGATACCCTCAATTCTCCCGGCTATCCAAATGCGGATCGACCGGTAGTGGTCGGTGCCTTGACAACTGGCAACAAGACTGTCTTCCTCACAAAGCGGTACAAGAGCGATGAGACCCTCATTCATATCGCTGACATTCTAAATAACTTCCATCATATCGTCAAGCCAGACTGGAACATCATCAAGACGGATCAGGCGTTCCACCTGTCACTCTGGGACGACAACTCAGAGGGCTTTAGGACTATCGGACTCATCGCCAATGACAACAATCCGACCTCTTGCCCCAAGTGTGAGTTCCAATGGAGCGAGAAACAGGAAGATAAAGACGGAGAATTTATACCCGAGCATTATTGCCTGAGCCAAGGCACTGATGACATAGAGAACGATTGGGTAGAGTCCGCAGAGGAGTACGCCACAGACCTACACAGGTGGAGGCAGAGGTGACAGCATGAAGTATAAAGCAGAAGTGAAAGTTGATGGTGAGTGGTGTTCCAACGCCTTAAAATTTGACACCCGTAAAGAGGCAGAGGAGTACGCCATAGACCTACACAGGAGATGGCTACTGACCACAGACTACAGGGTGGTAGAGGTGACAGCATGAATCTCTTAGATCGGCTAAAAGACAAGTGGACAGTGACACAGAAACAGGACGCCCACGACAGGGAGACATCTAAAACCTCCGCCCACCCTAGAAAGGATCGGAACAAGACCAAGAGCCACCTTAAGAACAAGCGGAAGATGGTACAACAATCTAGAAGGAAAAACAGATGACACACACAGAAGGTAAATGGGAAGCACGTTGCAAGAATGGAGAATTTTACAATCCCCTTCATGATCTCGATGGCTATGGCGCCCCCGAAGGAATTGATTGGGATGTTTATGCAGTACATCCACCACAATCGGGTGGCAACACAGAGACCCTCATTGCTGACGCCATTTCTAAAGGCGATGCCAACCTAATAGCATCCGCTCCAGAGATGTTTGACGCCCTGTTGGAAGTAGTTAGGGACATCGAAGCATATTGCGAAGATCACAACAGCGATCACCCCACCGATGTTACCATCTGTCTTCCTCGACTTCACTCAATCATCGCCAAGGTGAAAGGAGAGCCTCTTGACGGGAATGATTAAGACCAAGGCCGGACACACGTTCATCTTTAGGAACGATCACGGCTTTGACTCTGATGAGTTCTGGGCGTGGAACATACATGACGCCATGCCCGCAGACAGGCTGATGACCCACAAGTGGAAGAAACTCCCAAGGGGATTCGTCACTCTGTTTGACATCGAGAACCCACCGGATACTGTGGGATACATCCCGATCCTGAGATGACAGCATTCTACATACATTGTGCGTTAATAGTGGTCATTTTTATCGCTGATGCCAAAGGAGTATTAGAACCGGCTATCACCCGATTTGAGCAAAAACTGGGCATATCACCATTTGAAGAAACAGAGGAAATTCCGGAAAAGATTGACGACAAGGAACTTTTTTGAGTCTGGTGCGTATAAGAGATATCGGTAACCAATAGAAGGAATCAACAACAATGAAACAATACTACACACTCAAACTCAAGCTAACCCCGAAGCAAATTGAAATGCTTGAGGAAATCTTGAGTAATGGAAAACTCTCAGTTTCAGATCAATGGCTAAATGAAGAAAACTATCAAGCCGAAGAAAATAGGCTTATGACCATTGAAAACAAGATAGACCAAACCCTGAAAGACAGCGGATATAACGATGATTGGTATAACAATAGGACAGCATAAACAATTCGAGGGGGCTTGGAAGATGGCTAGATGGAATAGGTGACCTATAGGCTAACCAAATCCACACATCTGCGACTAGACCGAGATTCGCTACCGCAAGTTATGAGTCTCGAAACGCCTTGCCAAGTCCCATCTAAATTTTGAAATGATTGACGACAAAAAATAATTGGGAACTTTTTGAAACCTTGAACGTATAAAGCATATGACAGCGAAACAAAAAAGGAATAAACCAATGATTGATGATTGGAAAATTTATACGGGCGAAGAGTTTGATAAGCTGATCCGTGACTGCTTTGAGTGTGGTACATCTCTTCCGGTCTCTGAGCATATTCAAACGGGATATCATTACATCTGTAAGAAGTGCAATGAAAAGGACAAGCCAAATGAAAAAACTTAAAACACAGAAACGTGAAGAGGCTCTCATTCGTCAAAAGAAATATGATAGCCTGTCTAAAGAAGAAAAGTTATTTCAAATCGAGATGAGGCGAGGAGAATCCAAAAAAGAGGCAAACCGAATCCTAAAACCAACAAGTACGGACGCTCTGCGTAATGATGCGGGTTTTGAAATGATGAAAGACGAAGAAAAAGAGGGGTGGGATAAGCATAACGCTAAATTGACTACCAAAACCCCCAAATATCGTGAAGTACAGGCAAATTGGGATAAAGAAATGAGGGAAAGAGGCCAAGACGGGGACAAACATACCGACTGGCGGAAATCCCTCTCCAAATCAAAGAAGGAGCAAACCAATGAAGTGTAGCATCTGCTCCGGTGAGGCTGATTATGCGACAAACCTTCGAGAGTTCCTCGAGGAAGAATATGGATACACCGAAGAAGAAGCCAAGCTGATACAGGAAGGCAAGTCTAAAGGGGTGTTAGAGGCAAGGTATGCGAAGGATGAGGCTCGTCAGCAGGAAATATTGGATGAGTACCTAAAGGGAGAAGAATAAAGATGCGGAAGAAAAAATTTAAGTACACAGACCTTTCGGACAAGCACTTCTGTAGGAAGTGTGGAAAGCGGATCAAGAAACAACTGGTCTTGATCAAGGACTTACCCCCGAGGTTGTGCTATAAGCACTGGCTTGAACAAAAAGGAAAGCACAGGCACTCGGAAGGGGACTTCGCCCCAGTAGATATTTACAGGAGAAAACCATGAGTAGCACACTAACCAAGGCTCCACCTAGCTGTCCCCGGTGCAAGAGTGAACTGGCTGAGGAAGAGGCACAGGTCGGACAGGTAGAGGTCGGACTATATTACTGTGATCTCTGTCACCTATTCTATGATCCCATAGACTTCGCCGACTTTGATGATTCCAATAACGAATGAGACAGGAATTTAGAACAAAGCAAGTTCAGACCCGAACGCAGAGCGGAGATAACTGGGAGAAAAATCTTTACCAACTCCGGCGTAGGTTTAAGACCATGCTGAACTGGGCAAAGAAAAAACATATCGGACAGACTGAGTTTTTAACCATACTTAATGATATAATATGCGAGGAACAAGATGGACGAACGTAAACCTTACATCCAACAGCTCAAAGATCAGATCAAAAAACTGGAATCAAAACTGGAGAACAGGAAGAAGGGAAATAATTCCCAACTGATACATCTTCTTTCCAAGAGAATGGAGATCGGCAACATGACCTTCGGCAAACAGATGCCACTCGATGGTACCTACAGCCTTAAAGACGCCTTAGAAGAGGCGTTAGACCTGTCTATCTATGTCGGTGGCGTTGTACTGGAGACACATAAAGCCACCCTGTTCAACAAGTTAGTTGTGGATGAGATCATGGAACATTTTAATGCACAAAGTATAGATAAGGAAGAACAGGTGTTGACCGGAAATAATTTTGATGACATTTGTGGAAAAGTACAAAAATCCTTACATTCCAAGGAATGTGCGGGTTTACTTTAGGATTAATCGGTGGGTTTGTACTGGCATTATATTTTGTCGGTAACAGACCCAGATGGATAGACGTTCATAAGAAAAAGGAGAACGCACATGGCAAGAAACAAAAACGGTACGACCGATACGATGAATCAGAATGGTTCTCGTAAAAAAACCCGTACCACAAACACGAACGGACACGCCAGAATCTCTTTCATGGATGCAATGGGTTTGCACCGAACATTTACGGTGCCGAATAACAGCCTGTTCATCCAGATGGAGAACCGGTCAGCGAATTTGAACATGGGTACAAGACGCCCCAAGCTGACCATCTTCCAACCAAAGAGCCTCACAAGGTTCACGAAGGAGACGATCACTGTCTAAATGTGTGTGCCAAGGAAAGGGCATGGGTAGCCTCGCATTCCGAGTCGTATTATGGTACTCGTGTCCTTTCCATATTTTTTTGGGAACTAAATCCAAACTGAGGTGTTAAAGAGATATGCGATTAACAGAAAGAGAACGAGTTCGCTTCTATGAAGAGGCGATTGCTGACGTCACGGAGTCCTCTCGCAAGGGCGTACACCGGGGGATCACATTTGGTGAGAAGTCTAAGTGCTGTGATGCTGAAATAACATTTAAGAATCTTGAAAGGCATGTGGGTGAGAAAATAATTATTGCCGAGATAACCTGCATGAGATGCAATA